ACCAAAACTCAAGTTGTGTGATATCTCCATTACTGTTCTTGGCTCCGTATAGACTTCTTTGCAGTCGAGACAAGGGATATGATTGAGGTCCTCCAAAAGGACACTGCTCTTTCATCATAGTGGTCCGAGGAGTCAAATCATCAACAAGATCGTGGACGATTATATGACCAGCATTTGCATGCATTGCTACACTTGTACACCCTCCATGACCTGCACCGAGTATCAAGACAAGCTTCTCAGTAAGAAGACGAGCAGCACATGACAACCAGTACTGTGCAGAGCTGATCCCCCCGTAAGATCGTCCCATTAGACGTCTCAACCTAAATTCCACATAATCAGTATCGCTAGAGTAAGCGGGACTATCTGTGATCAACGAGAGAGGTGCTGCGGGGCCGTCTACTATTACATGTGGAACTATCAAGGAATATGGACGCGTTACCTGGGAACTTGCTTTCCATGGAGGTCTCTCAACAACCATTCTGCGTCGTTTCTCTCTTAAAAGATGAGTTAACGAGAGTTGAGTGAGCAAGATGGTGTTCCCTGACAATACCCTGTCGAGGTCATGAGCTAGGATACGGTGGTCATGTCGCTCTGCCCATGTCCAGATATTGGATCCTACACGATAGTAGGCTGCTAACTCATGGTTAATTGAAGATGAATGCACAGTTGCTATGGATATATGACGTCGTGCGAGGATATAACAGTCTGAAACACTCAGCTCCCCTAATAAGGCAGAGCGTAGAATACACCTCTGTAGTGACGCTTTAACAGCGCTTGAAGATGAGTCTGGGGTGTCATCTACATAAAGACAATCTTTAGATTGGTAGACAATTGAGTCAGGTGAGATTATCAAGGACAATGCAGAATGAGAGAGAATGGAGCTGATTCTATCATATGTAGGGTTCCCAGAGTATTTCATAGGAGTATCAGCTCGAAACGTATCCCACTCAGGAATCATTCTGAATAATGGATGATTAACTATACGAGTTATACTAACAGCTACAGCTTTTGATAGAGCTTCAATCATTGGAACAGGGTTCCATCTCATCCCATGATCGGACCGTGCAAACATATTGGTTATGACAAATCGGGCTATTGCACATCCGGTCCCACGGATAAGATCAGAGGGACCTATGCCTCGGATTTCTAAAATATCAACCGATAAGATGATCCGAGCATCTAGTCTGTCAGCTACCAAAAGAGCACTACTCTTCTTCATTAATGATCTCCACACGAGTCTGTAGGCTAGGTTAGTCCCTAGTGAAACTTGATCTGAAGATGTCCCTGAGCTGTCAATCAATAAGGAACTGGTAGGCGAATCTACACGATAAAGTAGAATATCGGATGTGTAAGCAATACGATTCCTTGACAAGTCAGGTCCAGTTATTGCCAACGATTTCTCTACTTCGACAGATTGGTCAGGAAGAGAGGAAATAATATCAGGTACAATGAAGGAAACCCACATGGAAGCCATAGGATGGACTATCGACTCTAGATTTAGAAGGCCTATTCCAGCTGTGTTGTACATCTGGAACATCACAGGGTAATCCTCTAAACTAGCAGATAGTATACCTGCCTGGTCAGAACAGAGAACGCAATGACTAGCAAATGTGCTTGTACCAAGTACAGATGATCCTCTGTGCCCCTGAATATCGCCATAACGATGTATAATACAGCCTCCTTCACTATGTGAGGTGAATGGTATCAGAGCTTTGACCCCTGTATGACACCTGTCTCTACTAATTATGTCCACCTGATCTATGAATGATTGTCCAACTCCAGGTTGTGTGCATATATTAAGGAGATGTGAGATGGCACGATCGGCTGATGTAGACTCGACTATCTTATATCCGTGTGCTGATCGTTTCTCTTTTGTATAAGCTCCTAGATATGGATCCTCTGATCCTCTAGTATGCTGACGATCAATTCCAGGAAGAGCCATGATCTTGATACCTTGATGATGTTGAGGGAAGATGTCGAATCTCCATTCCCAGTCTAGAGGGGTGTACGATGTAACCCCGCATATCAAAGGTCCTACCTGAGGCCAATGTGAACGTAGAGTGGTCACAGTCTTAAAAACTTCTCCAAAGGGAGTTTTTGTACGACTGTTATGAATACTTCTTAGACAAGCGGTCCTGAACCCGGCAGCACTTACTGACAGTATCATTCCTCCAGGATCATCATCATGTCCTTGTAATAAGGACTGGACAGTACGTGTAGCAGTAAACATTTTCTGAATTGTTTTCCTAACTCCTGCTATGGACCATGATAGAATATCAGATGCTAATGTTGGATTGAAGGGCCTTTGTGAGAGTAAAGAGTCTCTTAAAGCATCTTCATATGTCTCCATAGTGGTACTCATAAGCTCGAAAATGTCAATATTTTCCGTGTTTACTCGAAGGACTTCCTGAGCACTACGACGTACTGATCCTTCTGCTGTAATTCTCTGCAACAAAGGAAGACTATAAGGATCATCAAGTAACCTATCAGGTCGTGCTCTCTTATCAACCCATCTCTGCTCGAGTAATGATGTGTTACAATGTGCAGCATACTCACAGCCTCCAAGCCATAGAAGCTTCAAGTGCGCATAGTCATCTGATAAGGGATCAGCGGTTCCTTTCCATAAGAACCGTCCAATCGTTGGAACCCCTATTCCTCCTAGAGATGCTGGTAAGATAAGCATACGTCTGATCACCCCTGAGCTTAATCTCTGTCTTTCTGATGATGTAAGATAACACGACTCAACAGGTCGGGTCTCTCTTATCCGTATCAGATATAGTGCTATCTGAATCAGACACAAGAAATAGCAAGCTATCGGAAGCTTACACTGCTCAGCGGCCGCTATGCTTGCTGAGGTGATTGATGATACACAATCCGTTATTGATGGAAGGTCTGATGCACCCCGAGGAAAGATTCGTGATATTGCTTTAAGAGTCAGATAGTATTCGGCTCCGAAGATATAAATGTCTTTACTATATGTGACAACTGAGGTTGATTCCACACATTCTTCAGGCTTCACTGTCTGACCAACAAGACGGAATGATCTAGCAACATCATTACTTATCTTGTCTGATAGATGTCTCAGTGTTGATATCTTATCTCTGTTATCAGATACATCAACACGCGTAATAACTACCTGGTTGTCAGCTTGGCCGGCTATTTTATACTCGTAACCCATATCCCGCATGGCCCTATCCACAGCAGCGGCTGTGGGAATGGACCATCCTTTCTGGAATAACCCCTCAAACCCTCCTTCATGGTTATACCAGAGAAGATTTGACTGCTGGGGATTAGGAGAGTCTAGGTCAGGAGGCTCATAACCCGCCACTCGGACAACAATCATGCATCTCCTAAAAAACTCATGAACCTTACTGAATCTTGACTTTGTGCCAAATATATCGTCATAGTCACTCCCGATTGGACTGATTACAAGATGACGCCAGTTACTATTCCATTTTGTGATATCTAGTTCATTTGTGAGGATGACTACTCCTTCATGTCGAGATGGTTGCATCATCTTCAGGAATCGGTCCAATATCTCTTGTTTGGATTGAGACATTGTCAAGCA